CAGCCTACCATATTTAGCTACTGCATCAGCAGCATCTTTAACATCTTTATGCCAAGGCGGGAAACTTACTTCCCAGTCTAATGCTAGTGCCTCATCAATTAACTCTTTACCTGCTTTATCTCTGTCAGGACATAGTATCACTCGCTTACCTAATCGCTCAATTAAGTGTGCTTGTTCAGGCGTAACATGATTTCCCATTACAGCAATGCCATCAATGCCGATTGCATCAAACACACCCTCCACCACAATAACAATTTCTCTGTCACTGTCTGCAAAACGGTCAATGTTAAACACATAACCCGGAGGCAGCTTGTGTAGATATTTAGGAGTAGCTTTATCCGGTGGGGCGATGTGCCTGCCTGTCCAGCCTATTACTTCGCCGTTAAAAGTGAATGGTACGACTAAACGTTTCGCATACAAAGGATCGTTGGGGAAGTATAGTAGGGGATATATCCCTTCTAGGCCTCGCTGTCTTGCATACTGCCGTACATCATGATCTACCGGCAAGTCTTCAATCATCTGCACATCATCAGGAAGTTCAACAGTTTCAAACTTTGAAAGATTGTAAACATATCCTTCTGTTTCCAACCCTTCTAGTTCTTCTTGGCAGCGCATGAGGTCAACTTGTACGCTGTGTATAGCCGACTCGGATGCGCCTAACCTAATTGCCAAGTCTTTGAACTTTTGTCCAATATATGGGTTAGGGCTCCAACCAGTTGTGTATTTACAGTTAAAGCAGTTAAAAGATATTTTTGCGCCGCTGGTGATTACCCCGGATCGCTTACGTTTATCTGAACACATCGGACAATTGAAAGTATGCCACCCACTAGAAGTTCTAGTGGCACGGAGGGGCAAATTGTCAAGCAGTAACCGATGTACGCTTTCTACTATAGAATCTAGATCCATAATAGTATTATACAGGTTTCTAACAAAAAGTCAAGTGTTAATTTCGAAGCAATACTTTATCTATTGTACCCGAGCTATTGTCGGGAGTATGTATCACTCGGATCCAGTTTACGTTCACACTGAAAGTTCTGTGGGTAATTACGCTGCTGTTACTTAGCGCAAGAGTCGTAATGTTGAACCAATCCTTGCTTACATCATCGGTATCAGGAACACCTTGTAAGCAACTGCCTTGTATCGTAATGTTTCCGGTGTATGAAGTAGTGTATAATGCTATGCTATGCTGTGCATTAACAAAGTTATGATCTAGGTTTCCGTATAGTGCGCTACTCACAAACACATTTGAACTGTCTCCTAATGCTGTGTTAGCTAGTTGACTAAACACCGCTTCTTCTTGAGTGGCCACTGGCTCAACACTGGTCTGATCGGTTATTTTAATATCAAATTTTACATTATTGTTCTGATCAACATATACAGGTAAATCTGTATCTTCTTGGGTTGAACGAGTAATGTGTACTTGGTATAATCCTGCGTCTAGGTTAGTTAGGTCGCCTTCTACCAATACTAGTTTAACAATACCTACATCAGACGTATGTTCTAGTACTTTAGTTAGCAATCTCTTTTTAGATCCTGGGTCAATTATATACGCCCTTAGTGTATCAGAAAACACATTTTGCAGTTTTCTATCTCTATTTCTAATATTAAAATAGATCTCGTTGCTTACGCCCTTGTGTGCGCTCAGAATTCTGTTGTTCATAGGCTTGTTGTCCACATAAATACTAGTTGACGATACAACTAAATCAATAGATGTGTCGTAAAGATATAGTTTGTAGTCACTGTTCATACTTGTATTTATCAGAATAGTCTGTCCAATAACAGTGAGTTTTATAGGGGTAATTTATAAATACTGATAACATGCAAGAACATGACTACTCAGAATTAGAATTTCTCACCGGTTTACATTATATAGAAAAAGACTATGTAGGGATTGTGGTTAATCACGATAACAGTATAGTAACTTTTTACGATGTTGAACTTATTCCAACCACAGAACTAAAGCGCGAATTTTTAAATCTAGGGGATATGTGGTGGTGGGAAAGTAATCGTATGCTGCCCATTGATGTATTTCTACACCACGAAATGAAGCCTTTTCGTAAATGCCTCAGAACGTTTGTTACAAAAGATGTAGACATATTGTTTGGCCCTGTTACTAGTCTACAAAACTTATTAAGAAAGCGCATTAAGCGGCGTAGTATTCAATTAATTAGAAAGCCGGACTAGGCTAATTCGCTAATTAAGTTCATCTGTACAACGATTGCAACTGCATACGCAACAGCATGACTATGCTTAAAGTAATAGCCTTCAGTAGGTTTATCCCAAACAGTTTTAGCAATCTCGTCCCAAGTTTTACCAACTAAGTGTTTCTTACCGGGTCTGATCAATGCAAGAATCATAGCAAGTTGTTCTATGCTAGTAGGCTTATAATGTGCTAAGATTTTAGCATAGTTGCCAACATGAAACAATTGGGTTACAAACTCTTCATGTTCGAGTAAATCCCATATTGGCTCAATAGCCATTAGTTGAGTTAGATGAGCTTCGTCTTTAACATCTTTATAGATTCCGTTATTGAGTATATCTACTTTGAACCATCCTTCTTCTTCAGCAGTGTCATAGTCAATGCTGCTGTAGCCATCTAAAGGAAAGGTTGGCATAGTTTGGAAATACACACCGGTATTGTGCTTCGAATACGTTCCGTCGTTGTTTTTAATACTAGCAGGTATATGATTAACTAACCGCAAGAAGTCCTCACGGTTAGGCATATCAATATCTACGTCGAAGTCAATTTTCATTTTTACTAAGTGTACTCATGAGTCGTTGTGCAAGTTTACTAAAATTAAAATTACAACTAATGCTGTACCTAACACTGTCACCTAACACCGGAGTTGTATAGTGAGATAATGTAGAAGGAAAAACAAACATATCTCCTTCATCGGGCTGCACAGTTATTTGCGATTTTCCAAAATCATTTTTTGAATCTTCGCCGTACAAAAACGTCAATTGACCTGTTTGCTTTTCATTGCTATTATTAATATAGTAGCTATCCACCGAATTGTCAAGAGTTATCTTAGGGAAAATAACACAGACTAGATCAGCCGAGCGCCTATGATTGTGTATTGGATTGAATTCCATTGCAACTTGCTTATTATACCAAGCAGCTTGCAATTCTAGCGGATTTGTTATATCTCCAGACTTTATAACCTTTTCCCAGGCGCCGCTGTCAACAGTGTTAATATATTGATTAATATTTTCTAATATAGTTCCATAAACATTACTTGCTCGGAGCGCATCAACAATGGATACTTCTTCTCGAACAAATCCAACTAATTCCTTATTAACAGGAATCGATGATAGTTTACAAATCTCAAACAACTCATTAGTATCATCAACAGAGAGCTTAGATTTAGCTATCCTAGGACCAAAATAATCAATTACTTTCATTGGTTGCCCAATATTCCTCTAGCATTGGAAAATGTTCTAACACAATCTTCTTGCATTGTTCTGCAATAATCATATGTTCTTTTTGTGTACCGTTTGATGTACGTAGGTCAATGTAGTGAATCCAGCTACGCAAACTACCTGCCATATACAGTGTACTTTGTGTAAGACCTTCTGGCAGTACAGCACGAGCCTGTTCCTTAGCAATACCCTTATCCAATGCCCACTTGTATGCGGCTTCAGCAGCATTACGAACCTTAGCTTGTTCCATCTGCCAGTCTTCTTGCAATGCAGGGTCGTCTACTTCAACGCTGTTCTGACGATTCTTAGTATCTTGCAACCTTGCTTCGCGATCACAACCAATGTTCTCTGCTACAGCATAACGCTGACTGAACTCCTGGAATCGAAACGATGCATGGCGTAAAATCTGCCGACCAATGTCGCGGGTGGTTTTAATTTCCAGTGTCATATGCACCATTTCAAACGGACTCCAGTGCTTTTCTTTAATAAGATACTTTAGCAGTTTGGGGGCTGTTTGTGTGTTGTTTTGATTAGCCGGATTGCTAACTCGTGCAGTGTATGCAACTAGGTCGCCCGGTGTACGGCAATCTGTAATAGCACTAGGCTTAGTTACGCCAATTAGATTTACTTCACTTTTCATTTACTTCCTCGTAGGTTTGTTCAAAAATATCTGGCTTACAAGGATAAAACTCTCCTTGTACACCTTTAATAATCCAATCGCCTTCAGTGGCAATATGCTTTACAGTTAAATGTTCACCATCTTCTAGTGTACCAATTTCTGCTTCTCCCTTAGCATCAGGGGGCATAACAATTTGGCCGAGTGCATCACCGCAAAATTCTTGCAAGCGTCTAATGCCCTCCCCGGTACACACAAACTGTACTGCGTCAATTACTACTGGCTTTTTTCTATATCGCATTTTTAAAATCCATATATGGCGCAATGTCATTGTCAAATATCTGTGCCATTTGCTGCCAGATATACTTGCGCTCTGTTTCTGTGACACCACTATTTAAAGTGTACATCTTGTCGTCCTCACTAATAGTGAGTCCATAGTCGTGCCTGTAAGTCATACACATGTTGAAAATAATTTGTTCTCTGGTACGCATTATTCGCCTCCTTGCAGTATGTGAATTGCTACATCATCTCGATCTAGTTTAATAGCGTCATGTGCATATTTGTTGCGGCCTT